GTCGTCTTTAATTTCTTATTAAGATAAGCAGAGCATTTTCCATATTTGCTCTGCTTTTTTAATGACTGAATTAGAGGTTCAATAAACCTTGGTTTTAGTACCCATATATCTCTTTTTTCTTCATTTTTCCTTGATATCTCTTCCCACAAAGTAACTGGAGATGCAACAGAAGATCCACTTACGGTAATGACCGTATTTGCTACATCTCCATCGTTATATGAAAAAGTTCCGTTATAAAAATTTGAATCAACTCTTTGACCTTTCTTTAAAACTGCTAATCCAGTAGAATTCTTTAAATCTGCAGATATTTCATAATACGCTAAATCGCTGTATACAGTAGATCCATATTTACCTTCTGCCCACTGTTGTAAGGCATTATCGTCCATTGGCCAATCTTCGTAGATATTAGTAATATTATTAGTCAATGCGATTACCCAATCAAGTTCGGGTCTACCGTAAATTCCATTAGCAAGAGTTTCTATTCTTATACCTTGATTTACAGCGTATTTGTTCAAAAATACCGAAAAGTCGAATATATCCTCATTTATAGAATATCTTCTAAAGAAGTTATTTACTTCAACAAAATCAGAAGAAGAAAACGGAAAACTTTGAGGTTTAACGTCATATTTAATGTTTGGTAAAATAGAAAAATACATTAGTTACTTACTGCCTCTTCATATGTTGAAATTTCACTCTGATAAATGAGTTTTGTCTCTACAAAAGATAGACTCAACTCTACTGCAGATGGATATCCACCTATCAAAGTTGAATAAGACCCATCTGGAGTAAAGTTAACATCAACGTTTGTTATAGCACATGCTTTATACTGAGTAAGATATGGATTTATATCAGGACCAGTCATATACTTAAATAAACATAAATTAGGGATCTGAATAAAATTATTAACTGCAAATTCGTTTTCTTTTATTTTACCTTTTTTGTGTAAATCTGTGCCTTTGAAAAATCCAAATGTTTTTACTTTCGCAATTCCGTCTAAACCTCTTATAAACATATCTTTAAGATCTACAGACATACCCAATTTTGGAGCAGCATGAAATTGAAAAGTTCGACAAATTCTAATCATTCTCTTCGCTTCTTCCTCACTCCTCGCCATCATTTTAAATTTAAACCCTATATTACGTATAGAAGGACCACCAAATAACACTTCTGTATTTGGGTTTAAAATAACACCAGAAGTTCCTCCCAAAATATCATTTTGTGTTAGGTTAGATTGAGCACCAGTTGCACTTAATCCCATTCTTACTAATGCAGCACCAGCACTAGTGGGCATTCCTGCTAATCCTTTTAAACCAGCTGTAAAATTATCAAGTAATTTTTTATTGTCTGGTTCAGTTATATAATTTGAATACATGGAAAGAGCTCCAGCAGCAGCGTTAGATATTTCTTTACCACCCCATGATGAAGACATAGATGTGCTGACGTCCTGTGGCATATACATGAGAACATCACTACCAGCTTTTTCTCCTATAGACCCTTCTCTAGTTTCACCATAATATCCCTCAGCACTTGCTCCTCCAGTAATTTTTGTATCCCCTCCACGCTTAAAAGGTGCTTTATATTTAAAAAACTGAAATCTAATATAATCCGACTGCTCCTCGATAGACATATCTATCGGATATCTCATTGCAGATCCTGTATTATTATTAGAGTTTGAATTATTAGACATTTAAACAATGTTAGAATTTTGCTCTCCACTATAAAACTCAATGTCTCTAGGAATTTTGAATGCTCCTTTTTGAGTCTTTGATTTTTTGGTATCTTCCCAAACTCTTTTTTTAGAGTAACTTTTTTTGGATTTTGTAATGATAAAATTTTCGATAGGCAAGAAAATTGCCGTATCCCACTCATCCTTACCTAAGTCAAGAAAATAACCACTCACATTATTACTCAAATATTTATGGACGCAGTTAGGAGAAACCTTAAGATAATCGTTGTTAATTAAGTTATCTATAACTGAATATCTGGATTTTGGATTAATATAGTGTAGATTAGCACCTATAAAATGGTCTGCTTGCCTGTCTATGACGTAAACTAGAGGGAATGTATCGTGAAATGGAGTTTTTGACGTTGCTTTATACTCGAAAAGATATAAATGTCCAATTCTCACTTCGTTGCGGAGTTCATTAGTATCTTGGAAGTCTGGTGTAGCACTAGCATCGTAGTTTTCGTCACTTTTGAGTAAATCGAGAGTATAATTCTTCGCAATCGACTTTACCTGACGACGATACCAAGAAAGTGATCTTTTCTCAGAACCCGCTGCTTCTTTTACTTGTTCAAATATAGTGCTAGACATTTAAGTGATCTTCCGTGAGTATCATGAAGTTCATTCTTCTATCATCACAATAATCCTCTGCTGCTTCCCATTTTGCTTGGTTTTTCATAAAAGTTAGAACATCACGTTTCCATGCAGCAGTCTTTCTCTTAGGATTCTTATCAGGACCAGCAACCTGTTTCTTAGGTTTCACTTCAATAATATACTTCTTGTATTTACCATCTTTATTGAGCACTTTGATGTAAAAGTCTGGGTAATACCTATGAACTTTCCCATCAGTAGGGCAACGATAGGGTATAATTATCTCTTCACTTCCCCACTCTACAATAGACCTAGTTCTATCGCAGAATATCATAAACTTCTTCTCCCACATGGATCTATAGATAATTCTAGTTGGATTACCTCGATACTTCTTAGGATTAGAGGGTCTAAACTTTCCAGAATAAGCCATAAATATTACAGGTCACATAATATTTAGATCAAGTGTCATATAAAGATTTAATGTCAAGCATAGCAAGCGGTGGGGGCATGGCGCTCTCCACTGGATTTCGTGTAAAATTTGATTTTGATGATGGAAGTGATAATGGAGTTAAAAAAGTCTTAGAACAGCAATTAAAGTATAAAGATGGGTATAATTATGCTGAACAATACGTAGATGAGGTAAATCTCCCTGGAGCACAGGCTGCTACAGGTCAATTAACTGGAAGATTTACTGGTGAAGGTGTTACAAACTATATTCATCAGAAAATGTTCACCGACTTTCAATTGGGTTGGATGTGCGATGCTAACATGAGTCCTTTTAAGTTTATGCAAACTTGGTATCAATTTATTTTTCAGGAATTTGATACTAGTGCTCAACCAATCCCACCAATGGAAACTGCTGTAAATGCATCTGCTGAAACAATGCTGTCTACTAAACCTAAAGAGTATAATAGAACCACAAGATTGCGTTTTCCTGAGAATTACCATTGCACAATAAGGATTGCTAAAGCAGAAAAAGGTCCTGCAAGCGACACCAGTAGAGTTTCTACAGTTCATATCCTACAAGAAGCATTTCCATATGCAGTAGAAGCAATACCTCTTTCATTTGGAACTAGTCAACTTGTTAAATGTACCGCTAGTTTTTACTATGGAAAACATAGAGTAGTGTATAATGATCTTGCCCCTCAACTACCCTCCTAAATAATTATATAAACTGAATTTATTATGGCTTTACCTAAGGTAACCGCGCCTACTTACGAGTTGGAACTACCATCGAGCGGTAAAAAAGTAAAATATCGTCCATTTCTAGTAAAAGAAGAAAAGATTCTTCTCATCGCCATGGACAGTAAAGATGATAAACAGATCACCCAAGCAGTGATTGATACTCTTGGTGCTTGTATTATCACCCGTGGTGTAAAACCCTCAAGTCTTCCTAGTTTTGATCTAGAATATGTCTTTTTAAAAATTCGTGCAGCATCTGTTGGCGAAGTTGTAACATTGAATGTTACATGTTTAGATGATAATAAGACTCAAGTCTCACATGAACTTAATCTTTCTGATGTTAAAGTATTCAAACCAGAAGGACATACTCCTAAAATCATGATTAACGATAATGTCGGTATAATCATGAAATATCCAAGTATCGAACACTTTGTTAATACTGGACTTTCTGATAAAGGTGATGCTATAGACGGATTAGACTTTATTGTCTCCTGTATTGATCAAATTTTTGAGGGTGAAGATGTAACTGAAGCAAAAGATTGTACTAAGAAAGAACTTGCAAATTTTATTGAGAGTCTGACTCAAGATCAATTTGATAAACTTTCACAGTTCTTTGAAACCATGCCTAAATTACAGCATACTTTCAAAGTTAAGAATCCAAAAACCAAGAAAGAAAGCGAATACACTATTTCGGGGCTACAGAGTTTTTTCGCATAGTACTCTTTCATACTAACTTGGAAGAGTATTTCCAAACTAACTTTGCTTTGATGCATCACCATAAATACTCTTTAACTGAGCTAGATAATATGATGCCTTGGGAAAGAATTGTATACATTGCACTTCTATCTCAGCATCTTGAGGAACTCAAATCACAGAACAATCAATTCTAATGGCGTCAGGAACCCAAGGATACGAAGCGGCTCAATCAGGTGTTATAGAAAAAATCATCGAACGCTTCAAAAATAGAAAAAAGGACGATGACGGGAACGCAGACTCAGTTCCAACGGATAAACCTGGCTCGCAAAATCCTGACTCGCCAACCAGTCCTACACCTACATCATCAATGTTGATACAGGGTGCAACTGTTAATCAGTTGATGTCTGGAAGTTCTGGTCTTTCTAGATCACCAATAAACATCACCGAATATGGTGAAGATAAAATTTTACAAGCAATATTAATTGAGCAGCAAAAAACTAATGAAATACTAACAGCACAGAATGAAATTCTTACAGCTCCAACTGGTATTAGTAAGTTTGATAAACAAGAACAAGATATAGAAGCAATAGACGATTTGTCTGGTACTCAAGGATATGAGAAAGCAAAAAGCAATTGGTGGAGAAAATTATTAACTTTCCTTGGTTTAAAATTCGCAAAGGTACTTGCTAGTCTTAAAACACTCGTACCTGCAATTGTTGCTGCAGCAAGTAAAATTACAAGTGCAATATTGCTCACGGGAGCTGTTTCAACCATTACCAATATTTTTTCAAAAAGTCTAAACAAACTTTTTACGAAAAAATTTCTACCTAAGGTTAAACCAAATATAGATGTTCCGAAAGTAACCCCGAAAGTAACCAACATTAAAAGTGATATTCCATCATCTGTATCTACATCAAAACTGGAGGAGATCTACAACGCTAAAAAATTAGAAAATTTAACAAAAAATGCAAATAATTTAAACGTAAAACCAAACAGTACGATTTTAAATGAAGTTGGGGGTCCAGGTAAAGTAACTGCGACTATTAGTAAAGTAGATGAAACTGTTGATGCTGGAAATAGCATAAAATCAACAAATAAAATGTTAAAAGGAAAGAATTTAGTCAGTTCAAGTGCTGATGTTGCTACTAATACTGGTAAACTTTCTAAACTCAGTAAAATAAAAGGACTTAAATATGCGATTCCTGGATTAAGTGCTCTTACATCAGTATTCAATCTTGCCTCTGGTAATTATGCTGAAGCTATCATTGATGGTGGAGATGCAGCAGCAGATATCGCCATGGCATCTGGAGGAGTAACAGCAAAGGCTGTAGGTGGAGCAGTATCAAAATTCCTTGCTCCAATTGGAGCGATGATGGCTTCTAGTTGGTTAGGTGAAGCAACTCGTGGATGGGGTGATTGGATTTCTGGTGATGGTACTAATGGGATTAGAAATACTCTTGGAGGAATAGTAAATGGATTATCTGCATCCCTAGAAGTTATTGGAGCTCCTTTAACGGGTCTATTTGAATTTGTGAAAAGTGGATTTAATATGGAGAAGTCCAATAAGAAGATGGCTGAACTTGACTCTAATATACGTGAAGGTTTTAGAAAGTCTTTAAATGTTATCGACTTCATGAATGTCATTCCTGATGAAGTAGGAGGATTTGGTACGTTAAGTTGGTATGGTGATGACAATGTTAATGCTGCAAACGAGAAGTTAAAAAAGGATAAAGGTATTGTAGATGAGGGTGAAGTTAAAAATTCTAGGGGTGGATCTTATTTCTTAGATAATCCTACCAACATGGGACCATTCCAAGGTGGTGAAGCAGGTGGAGAGGTCGTAACCTTCACTCCATTTGGAGGAAGACGACTTGTTAATGAAATGGGTCAGCATATGACTGATGCACTACAATCACCATTCAAATTTGCTATTGGTGGTATTGCTGCAGCAATTGATAAAGTTACTGGTACTCTAGGTCCTATTGGAAAGTTCATGAAACAAGCGATTGGTCCTACTCTAGGAAAGTTAGTAAAAGCATCTGGATTGACCAATCTAAGTCTAGGTGGTGTAAGCACTGGTATTGGTAATTTACTTACTGGTGCTCCTGCTAATGCTGGAGGACTTTTTGGTGACTTACTGACTGGTGCAAAGAGTAGTGCTAAACAAGTTGTACAAATGTTTACAGGACAGAGAGAGGATACTGATTATTCTGCAGTCCTACCACAAGGAAGACCAGTGCTCACAAGTAAATTTGGTCCTAGAAATCTATCGTATGGATCTAACGATCATAAAGGAATTGATATTGGTGTTGATAGAGGATCTCCTGTTACTTCTATGGAAGATGGTACTGTGACTTCTATCATTCCTGATTTTATGCATGGATCTGCTGTTGTTGTAACCAGTGATGCAGGAGATGCAACTCTATATGGTCATGTTGACCCAACAGTAGAGAAGGGACAAGAAGTTAGCAAAGGTGAAACAATTGCTAAGGTGAAGTATTGGCCAGGTACAGGTGATATGGCTGCTGATAACACACATCTACACTTAGAAAGACACCCTGGTGGATATGATGGACTATCATCTGCTGTAGATCCTCTAGAGTTTACTAAGAATAGTTCTAAGACACTGAATCAATCTAAAAATATAACTTCACCTAAGGATAATACAAGTAATAATGTAGGAGCAACTAAGACAGTTGGATCTATGTTTATGCCTAATATTAGTAACACACAATTAAGTCCAGAAGCAATTCTTCTTGCACAAGGGCAGCAACAATTAATGGGTGCTATACAGACTATGAATAAAACTACGTCTAAAGCTGATGGTGGAGGAGGTGGTGGTATGACTGGTTTGAGTGGATCAGTACAACCTGCTACAGATAATGCTACAGCAGCATATGCTATGCTTCATCTACAAAGATTGGGAGTTTCTTGATGAGTAATAAAAATAGTGCTGCATCATACGTTTATGAAAGTGTCCAAATTACTTTGGAAGATGGTAAAAATAAAGGAAAAACATTTCAAATAAAGGATCTTATCAATGGATTTACATATTATGAAGATATAACTAGACCATTTATTAGTGCTAACTTAAATATCAATGATTCTGGTATGAACCTTATTGGTAGTGGAAAAGGTCCCATCACTGGTAATGAGTTGGTTGAGATTGTAGTAAATGGACCAGATGAAAAACAGTATACCTATTATTTTAGAGTTTTCAGAGTTGGAGATAGAATTAATTCTGGTAAGATGCAAAACTACAATTTAGGTTTAATTTCTGAAGAAGCTCTAGCTAACCCACAAACTAGAATACGTAAAGCATTGACTGGTAGACCTGATGAAATTGTTAGAGAATGTTTAGGTGAAGGAGGTCTTAATACACCTAAAAATATTATTACAGACCCTTGTCTTAATAAGAAAAAAGTATTACCTAGAAACTTAAGTCCTTTTGCTATATGTGCAAAATTACAAGATCAATCCATTCCATTTGGTAAAGGTGGAATAGGATCTGGTGTAGGTGCTGAGACTA